CAAAAATTGAAGAGGCGTTGAGGGTCAAGACATTTTCAGTCGTAGCAAAAATTGAAGAGGCGTTGAGGGTCAAGACATTTTCAGTCGTAGCAAAAATTGAAGAGGCGTTGAGGGTCAAGACATTTTCAGTCGTAGCAAAAATTGAAGAGGCGTTGAGGGTCAAGACATTCTCGGTGGTGACGTTTGCCGTCTCAAGGTTTGAATTTGTAGCAAAAATAGAAAAGGCGTTGAGGGTCGTCACGGAAAGGTTGGCTACGTCGCGTAGAAACGTGAAATTCGTTGCGTTGGACGTGAACGCACCGGGTACCGTGAGACTGCCTATATTTGCCGTAATTATATTAGAGGTTGTCAAGTTGGAGCTTATGAGATTGGCCCGGGTGCTCACGCGCAGGTTGGTGATGTTCGCGCCGCTCGAGACGTTCAGGGTCACTATATTGGCCGTCGTGAGGTTGCCGGTGGCTATGTTTGCGGTTGTCAAGTTGGAGCTTATGAGATTTGCCAGGGTGCTCACTCGCAGGTTGGTGATGGTCGTGGCGCTCGAGACGTTCAGAGTCACGATGTTGGCCGTCACGACGTTATCGGTGGCTATGTTTGCCGTCGTGAGATTGGCTAGTGCGCTCACATGGAGGCTTGTCAAATTGGACGAACCCGACACGTTGAGTGTGCTATAAATTGAAAGGGACGACGTGTTGATGGCGTCTATATTGGCCGTACCAGGTACGTAGAGGTTGGAACCCACCGGAGGATTCGTGAGGGTCCCGATACTCACGCCGTTTCCAAAGGCGACGTTTGAATCTATAGACGTCCACTGGCTCGTGGGAACGAAAGCTGTATTTGAAGCGCTCGTGAGCCGCCCGTACTGATCCACAACAATCTGAGGGATGTTGGCCACCGAGCCGTATCCACCAGGGGTGACACTAGTCACAGGCAAATTTGTATCCTGAATTGTGTTTGTGAAAAAGATGTTGGTCGTCGTGACCGAGTTGGACACGTACGCGTTACCGACGACGTGAAGATTCGCAGTAGGCACGAAGGTTGATCCAATTCCTACGAAATTTGCGTAGTAAATTGTGTTCCCTGTATTGCTCGTCCACTGGGTGGCGACGTTGGAAGCCGCAGTGACCCGCCCGTACTGGTCGACGGTCACACTCGATATGTTGGCGCCCGAGCCATAAAGACCGGCCGTCACGCCGCTCAAGGGGAGATTACCGGTTGAAATTGTTCCAGTCAGATTTGATGAATTTAGGTTTGAAATCCCTGAACCATTTCCACTGATGAGGTTTAGGTTTGAAATTCCAGAAACGTTCAGGGTACTTAAGGTGCCGACAGATGTGATGTTGGGTTGAGACGCCACGGTGACGCTCTGGGCGGTTTTGACTGTGCTCACGTTTGCTCCATTTATGTTTGAAATTCCAGAACCGTTTGAGGCTATCAAAAGTCCCTGAATCGTGAGGCCGGTCAAAGTGCCCACGGAGGTGATGTTGGGTTGTGCGGGTCGGACGACAGAGTTGGCGGTCATCACGGTGTCCACGATCGCATTTCCATGAATACCAAACAGGCCCTGACCGTCTCCGGCAAATGTACCGGCGGAAACTGTTCCGACGACGGACAAACTGGTCAGAGTTCCCACAGAGGTCACGTTGGGTTGGGCCGCCCCGGTGACGCTCTGGGCGGTTCCGACCGTGCTCACCACATTGGATCCATTTATGTTTGAAATTCCAGAACCGTTTCCAGTGAGGAGACTTGCTGACAAGACTCCAGTCACAGTTAACGATGTTAATTGCCCCACAGACGTGATGTTGGGCTGGGCAGGTTGGGACACCACGAGAGCCACGTTGGCCGATGCGACGTTACCGACCAGGTTCGAAGAGTTCAGGTTCGAAAGACCCGACGCATTTGAGGCTATCAAAAGTCCCTGAATCGTGAGGCCGGTCAAAGTGCCCACGGAGGTGACGTTGGGCTGGGAGGGGTTGCTCACGACCCCAGCGACGTTGGCCGCAGCGACGTTACCCACGAGGTTGGAGGAGTTCAGGTTTGACAAGCCAGAGGCGTTCCCTGTGTACAGATCCGCTTGTAAGACTCCCGTCACAGTTAACGATGTTAACTGCCCCAAGGAGGTCACGTTGGGTTGGGCCGGTTGGGAGACTACGAGAGCCACGTCGGCCGTGGCTACGTTGCCCACCAAGTTTGAGGAATTTAGGTTTGAAATTCCGGAACCATTTCCAATGTACAGACTGGACAGGATAGTCGAAAGATTCGATACGCCCGAAACATTCAGGGAGTTTAGCACGCCTAAACTCGTGATGTTTGGTTGGGCAGGGTTCGTGACGCTCGAGGCCACCTCGGCAGTGACCACGTTGCCAATTATGTTTGAGGAATTGAAGTTGTACAGACCCGACGCGTCACCGATGTACAGTGAGGCCAGGACCGTATTTAGGTTTGAAATTCCAAAGACGTTGAGGGTGGCTGACCCGAAGACGGTTGCGGAATTTACATACAGGGTCGAAACGTTCAGGGTGTCCGTGATGTTGGCCGAGCCGAGCACGTACAGGTTGGAACCATCGGGTGGTGCGCTCAGGGTTCCGATGGACACGCCATTCTGGTAAGCGACGTTCCCGGCGACCGTGGTCCACTGGGACGACAGAATGCCGATATTGGATGCCGCCGTCACGAGCCCGTACTGATCGACCGTCACCTGCGATACATTGGCACTCGAGCCGTACGTACCGGCCACTACACCGCTCACGGGTAAATTTGTGTTTGAAATTGTTCCTGTGAGATTTGAGGCGTTCAAGTTTGAAAGGCCGTAACCGTTGCCATAATATGCACCAGAGACGATGGTTGCCGCATTCAGACCAGTTGTCACATTAGCCGTGATAAGGTTCGCACCGTATACATTCCCTGAGATGTACAAGTCGGTTGTGAAGGAATTACAACTGTAAAGGTTCGAGGCTGACAAACCGTAGAACGTATTGAGTGAATTTCCGTTACTAATATAAATCATAGGGGGGATAGAGGGTTGGCAAAAGCTCAGGTTCACTGGACTGCCCCCTGGGATTCTATATGGGCCATTCGCGATGCTGTCACACATCGTCTATCTGTTTTTTACTGATATTATTATCAAAAGACCGGCGAGAGCAACACCCCCGACTATGTACATTTTGGTTTGGTCACCGTTATTCCACTGGACTGGGGGTGGCAGACTCAGAGGTCGTTCTGGTTCCATGGGGACTTGAATGGTTTTGAATTTTAGGAGAAACATGTTCCGTCCGGCAATGAGCAAGTTTCCATTGTTCGGTTGGCGCCACGTGACGGTCAGACGGTCCAGTTTGTCTATGCGAGCGGGATACACGGTACTGATCCGGTAATTTGCGTTGTAAAATTCAGCGTCTCCTGTAATTTTGATAGGGATTGTGGCAAAAGAGCCGTTGAATGCATTCGAGGTGGGGACGGCGGCCTCGAGAGCCGCGGCCGTGAGATGGCTCGGGGCGCGGAGTTCTGCAATGTCCAGGGCAACGAACTGGGACGCGGCCAAGGCGGGCAGCTGAGCCGAGACCAACTCAACCTCTGTTATGTTCAAGATTGGGGTGGTCAGGTGAAGCGTGTAATTGTTTGAATCGGGCCAGAGGGTCTGGTTCCGATTATCAGAGTCCACATACACAATGTACTCCATGACGTACTACTACTTACATAGCGATTATTTACAGAAGTGGGACGCCGGCGCGGTCTGGGTACAGGCACTTGTTGGGCTTTGAGCACGTGAAGCGGAGATTAAGGAACGTCGGGCCGAGATCGATGGTCGGCTGACCTCCGCTCGATGCGTACAGGTTTATAGTCAACTTCTCAATCTGGCGAATAGGTTCTATATAGGTGACTTCGACGGGGAAATAGTTGCCTACGGTAAAAATCGTACGATGGTCGGGAATGCCGTCTGACAAAGGGATACAAACAATCGATGACGCGAGCATATTTGTGTTTGAAATTTCCAGGTAGGGGGCCACACCTTCCGTAGAAATCTTACCCGCCACCCGGGAATCGTAGCTGAGGTTTCCTCGATCCAGAAACTTGGAAGTCAGTTCTTCGATGTGGACGTACATGGCACTGGTGGGGATAGATTGGGCGTTACCATGGAAACTACACGAAAGCAGTTCGGCCTTTACTACATTTCTCAAAGGAATGTTGATGTAGCTTACGAAGCTCGTATTTGAGCTAGCATATACTGAATCAACACGGACTGTGTAGACTTCCGTGTCACACATTTAATTTAGGTTAAGATTTTAAAAAGGTGGAGGAAACCCGTAGGGACCGCCGGGGATCACGAGACGAGAGGTCCTACGGACCTCGAGACGACTCGGTCTAGGTCCGCTCCAGCAGCGAGCCGCCGATGCCGCCCTCGATGGAAAAGTCGCGAATCTGCTCGCGGATCATGTCGCCGTCACCGCACAGGCCACCTGGGGTCAGGCCACGGGTGTAGTACGCCGCCTTCTCGGATGGGCCTGGGGTGCACTCCAGGGACGAAGGAATCTCCGACAGGCTCGAGGGACCGGCGGCAGCGGCTGAGCCGGCTACGGTCATCAGGGGGGCGGCCTCATAGGTGGAGCCACGGCCCTGGACCAGCATGACCAGGATAGCCACGAGGAGACCGATGATAACAGCCTGGGTAAAGATCTTGCCAAACTTGAATGCCATTTATATTTTGTTAATATTTTTTTAGTGCGTTAAAGCTTTCAACTTCCTTTCTAAAAAGGTTTCAGAATGGACGTGCCGCCTATGGATCTTGACGATGCTGAAACCCGTCTGCTGGATGAAATCTCGATCGAAGTTCCTGCGAAAAAGACGATTGCCGTCCGCCCCAAGCCTGCGAAACCTAGTCCATTTGCTAAGCGTTCTGCGGGTCCCCGGGAAGACATGAATCCTCCTGATGATGTCGGTATGGACATGTTCATGAACCCTGGGAAGCGGACCGCGCCTCCTCCACCTATGCACGAGGAGTATGACGACGGGGAGGAGGACGAAACCGCAGGCTTCGGACCAGAAGGGGGACAAAATGGATTCGGTCCCGGCGGCGGAGGTGGCGACCAGATGCCTTCTGAGGGCTACAAGACCATCGAGGACGAGAAGGCTGATTTGCTGAACAAGATTACTCGGCTGAACAAGAAGGGTATTCAGTCGAGCGCCCGTCTGACGATTTACAGCGACATCGAGGAGATTCGCACAGAGTACAAGCGGATGACGTATTCCATCGATGTCGAGCGTTCCATCAAGTTCCAGCGGCGTATGCTGGTGGCTTGTGTGACGGGCCTGGAGTTTCTGAACGACAAGTTCGATCCCTTTGACGTGGAACTGAACGGGTGGTCCCAGAACACCATGGAGAACGTCGAGGATTACGACGGCGTTTTCGAGGAGCTGTACAACAAGTACAAGACGAAGGTACAGGTGGCACCAGAGGTGAAGCTGATCATGATGGTTGGTGGTTCGGCGATGATGTTCCACCTGACGAACAGCATGTTCAAGGCGGCGGTACCGAACGTGACTCAGGTTATGAAGCAGAACCCAGGTCTGATGCAGAACATGATGGATGCTGTACAGCGTACGCAGCCGGGGGCGGGACCCGCCTCTGGAGAGCCTCCCGCGGGCGGACTGCGGCGCGAGATGCGCGGGCCAGGAATGGATTTTGGGTCGCTGATGGGTATGATGGGACCTCCACAGCCGCAGATGAGTCGCCCAGCGCGGCAGGACGACGACGACGTGTCTGACATCGTGAGCGTGGACGCGGGCGACCCGGACATGCGCGAGGTGGCGGTGAAGGGGAAGGGGAAGGGGCGGCCGAAGAAGAAGGAAGTGTCCCTCTAGAAAGTGAGAGACCCGAAGGGTCTCCTTTGTAGAGTACAGCGGCGCATCCGAGATGTGTTACCCGTAAAAAACTTCTAAACATTAAGTAATGGCGGTGGCCTTTGCGCCATTCGATGATAATAGTGACAGGCCCCCAGTACGGCCTTCAAAAGCTTTTGTAAATAAAGGACCTCTTCCAGTTTCAGACAATACAGAGTGTAATTATGTAGTTATGGGGTTCGTGATCGGTATTTTCGTGCTCGGCCTCGTGGACTCTATGAGGGGTTCAAAATAGACACTTCCCCTTTCCAAAAACCTCGGCGGGTTTCTCCGTGTCCCTATGGACTCCATCTGCTGCGCAGATGACCTCGAACCCCCCTTCCCTATAAACCTTCAAGCGTTTGCGATACATTGCGAAAAACACAGACCATTGGTCAGCAATGTCGAAAATCAATGGATCGTTCAATTTACCGGCCGTTTCACGCATGATACGGCCGATAGATTGCTTAATATCGCTCTTGGGTGTGGCTAAAATCACAGTGTCCAGAGCAGGGATGTCCAGGCCTTCGTGGGCCAACTGAAACGTGGCGACGACTATGGGACTCTTGGAAGACTCTTCCAGGTCCTTCTCCTTCATCCCACCAACATAGAGTTTAGCATTAGAGCCTAGCCTATTTTGTAAGTAAAAGCAATGTTCACGCCGGTCGGAAAGTACCAGTACTCGCCGCCCGTCCGCGAGGGCGTCTTCAGCCGTCTGAACGATGAGGTTGTTCCGAGCCTCGAGTTCAGTGACGATGTTGATCATACCAGCCATGTTAAGCTGACCAAAGCGCGTTACGGGTGGGGACTCTTTGAAGGCTTGATCCGTATAATTGAGCGTTGTGACCTTTGTCGTCCCTTGATTGACCCGCTCGACCTTGAAGAACTCGGGACCAAGGAACCAGTAAAGGAGCCTCGTAAGCCCATCTTTTCTCTCCGGCGTCGCGGTAAGTCCGAGAGTGAACTTTGGGCAAATTTTAAACATGAACTGTGAAAAGGCGGGGGCGCCGATATGATGAGCCTCATCAACCACCAGGAGGCCTATGGAATCAAAAGCCTTCTTTTCAAACTCTCTCATGCACATGGTCTGAATCATGGCGATGACGAAATCCTTCTCGGTATCGCAGATACCCCCCTGGACGCGGCCGATGGTGGCGCCTGGACAAAACTCCTTGATCTTGTCGACCCACTGGTTCGCGAGGAACTCCTTGTGGACGACGATCATGGTTCGAACTTTCAATTGTGCCGAAAGAGCCAGGGCAACCGTAGTTTTCCCGAATCCGCATGGGAGCGACAGAACGCCCCCTCCCGTGTCTTCAAAGGCTTTAGTTCCAGCTGCAAAGGCTTCTGGCTGTCGCGTCGCGTCTCGTAGGCGTCCAGTGAAAACAATCCCAGGAGCCCCAGCACAAGCAGGGCGGGTGTCCCTGGAGGGCGGCCCGAACCTCCCGAGGCCATAATAGCGGGGAACGACCAGCGTCCGCTCACCTTTGACTTGTCTGAATACCTTGAAGGAGGGACCGAACCCGGGCCCGGAAGACCCAAGAGCATTTGTCTGTGGTCTAACAGTGAGTTCACGCTTTATTTCAGGCTCGTTTTCTGATTGGACGACATAGCCGTTTCTTGTGAGCAGGGACATTACCCTAAGAGTCGGTAATTTCTCTAAAGCTCTTGAGTATCAAGTGGTCCACGCCGTCCCATGGTTTCCTTTCAATTTCAATTTCAATTTCATCACCCTTTTGAAGTTCCTGAACCGTCTTGAGACCTTCAGTACGACACATGACCCGCCCGTACCGGAAGGGAACTTTGATGCGGGTCACGCGTCCTTCAATTAAAATTTCCAGGTACTTGCGTCCGTCCCAGTCGTAGTAGGGTGTATAGACGACCCCTCTCATCTCTCAGGAACGGTTATAAATTTTTTATCAGTACAAGATAGGATGGCTGATACGTGGAGCGAAGCCGTCAATAGTGGATTTACATATTATCCAAATAGATATCAGATTGGCGCACAAGGTATAACCTTTCTCGGTGGATGGAGCAGAGATCGCGTTCCGGATTCCAACCATCAGAAGGAATTGGCGCTGGCCGTCTGTGCGGAGACTGATGCGTGTTGGGGCGTTGAAGGTGCGGACCCCGCAACCAGATCGGGAGCTGGTGGTTGGACTTATTGGCTTTTAAAAGGACCCAAAGGAATTCAGGCCGGTCAACCTGAACCTGGTGTTTCTGCGGTTTCTAACGCAACAAATAGGCGTATATGGATCAAGAAAGCAGGCGCCACTAAACCTTCTACTTATAAAGCGGGCGTGGGTATCCTCCCACAAAATGGCGACACGAAGGTGAAGATTTGCCAGGATGCGAACGGAACCGCAAATTGTGGAGTGGTCGGACGTGGATTTTTACCACGAGGTATGCCCAACGCTGGAAGTGCCAACTCGGTCGTGGTGCCTCTGGGACTTAAAGCGGGTCTGAATCTCAATGTGTTCGACACGCCCGAGGAAGCTGATTCTAAACGCGATGGTAGTCGCGTGGGCACGTGCGGAAACCTGACGTCGGACGGAGGAGCCAAAGTCTGGAATGAATCGAACGCACCTGGTGCGTGTTTCAAAAACGGTTGGAACCCCGGAAATCGCCCGGACGGCATCATCGTTTCACAGGTTCCTATTAACATGGCGGACCTGAACGTTTTCAATGGTCTCGTGTCTGCGGGTGTTGGTCCAAACGACGCCAAGTTGCTTCGCGCTGGGTACTGTGCTCAGTTAAGCACGATCGACTCGAACCAGTGCAAACTGTTCTCAACCGATCCAGGAAACAACTTTGACTTTGACGTGATGAAGACGAATATCTGTAATCAGGACAGGAACTGGGCCGCCAACCCCACGTGCATCGCCGCAGTGAACAACGCACAAAAAACGGGCAGTCAGGCGGGAAAAGCCAGTGCAACGGAAATGATTCGCGTGTTCTGCGAGGCCAATCCCACTGACGCCAAGTGTGGATGTTATAACGTGACCAAGTACGGAACCGCATGTATCAAGGATGCTTCAAAAAAGACTTTACCCGGGTGCGCTGGCCTATTTGCCGACTTTGGAAGTTTGCCTTCGTCCTATGGCGCCATTGACTCCGACAAGTTTTGCGCATCGGACGATTGTATAACAAAGGCTTACAGCGGCGGCACTGCATTCATTCCTCAGCCTCGTGCAGCTGCAACGACGTGCCCGCCCATCCAAAAGTGCATTCAGGATTTCCGCGGCGCACAGTTCAATTCATCGTCACTAGACGCCACATGTAAACAGACCCTCAATATCGTCACGCCACCGCCCCCCCCTCCCCCGCCGCCGCCTCCACCGCCTCCACCGCCTCCTCCGGCCGCAAGACCTCCCCCGGGCGTCCCACCCCCTCCTCCCCCTCCCCCGGGCGTTCCACCCCCTCCTCCACCCCCTCCCCCGGGCGTCCCACCACCCCCTCCGGCCGCAAGACCTCCCCCGGGCGTCCCACCACCCCCTCCTGGAACCCCTCCGGCCGCCGCGGCAGCCAAAGATCTTTTGTGGCCAAGTAGTGCCGTTCCTGGTGTGGACACAAAAGAGAAACAAATTGGTTTGATAGCTTTTCTTATTTGCTGCTGTTGTTGCTGCGTAGGACTCATTGTATTTGCGATGGCTGGCTAAAACTTGCCCATTTTTGCTTTGGCCATACCGGCACCGGCATCGGCGGCGGTACGGGACACATTCTGACCCGCCGGACTCATCATGAAAGCGAGTATTGCGAAACACACACAACAACATATCAACGCAATAATTCCCCAGATACCGGTCAGACCCTTGAACACAGAGTCCACAAGGTCGTTGACGCCTTGCGTCTCCTGCTTTGCCGTCTGTTTGACGGCCGTGTCGGTCGTGTTTTGCGTGATCGTGTCACTGAGTGCATTCGTAATCGCGTCGGCAATACCCTTTGCGGTTACGCTCTGAAGGATGTTCTGATCAAAATTGAAATCGTACTCACCGGGAAGACGGTACTTGGGGTCGCATGTCGCCACCATTTTACCCGCGTTGATCGACTGATTGTTCTGTGCATTCGCAATAATGTTCTGAACAGTCGTCGACGACATGGTATTTTCGATGATGTTCGTCACCTTGTTCTTCAGGTCCGTGGTGGCCGATGCGCTGTTCGCGACGGAAGGCGCTAAAAAGCCGCTCTTCTGTGAAGCGGCATTATCAATTGCGGTCTTGGCGTCGTTTTGGAGCTTGGTCTTGAGAGCCTGTACGTTTTCAGTCTTGAGAGTTCCAGATGCCGTGACGGTCGTTGAAGCCCCCTGTGAAACATTCACACGGCATCCAGTGAAATTAGTATCGGCCAAATTGACACTCTGACGGGCACCAGCCGTCGCACTCACATTCTGACTAAGAGACGACATGAAACTATTAGTCTGCTTGTTGAAAAATTCGTTGGTTTGCTGGACGGAGCTCTTTGACTGATTGCCACCCATTTCTATTTATAAATAAATTATTCGCAGCAATATTTCTGACCATCGGGTGTGATGTCACCCGTTTGGGGGTGGGTCTTCGGGCACAGATCCGAGATGGCGAAGAGCTGTGGAAGGCAACTGGCGTTCATCGACGGACTGGGAGCTGGAGACGCCATCTCGTCCGCAAAGCTCATCCGTGGCAAGAGAAGCATGAGGATCACAGCCACGAGGGCAACGATGATGACGGTTTTCAGGTCGAACTTCATTTATAAATGGACAGTATTTTAATTTAAGGAACTCCGGCACATACACATTAATGGTTCGAATCATCTTCTGCATGCCCGGTCGCTCTTACTCTCGTGAGTTCCTACTGGCCTGGTCCGATCTCCTGATGCAAACCTCCTCAAAAGGCCACCAGGTTATGATCAGTCAGCAGTACTCGTCCGTCGTTCATTTCGCGCGCGCCAAGTGTCTCGGCGGCGACGTACTCAAGGGCCCGGACCAGAAGCCATTCCAGGGCCAAGTGGAGTACGACGCCATGATGTGGATCGATTCGGACATCGTTTTCAAGCCAGAGGACTTTTTCCGGATCCTCGAGAGCCCTCATGACGTCACGGCGGGACACTACATGATGGAGGACATGCAGAACGTCGCGGCCGTTCAGGATTGGAACGAAGAGTATTTCGCCAAGACGGGTTCTTTCAAGTTTCTGAAACCGGACGACCTCGTGGCGGCCCCGGAGTATATGGAAGTGGCGTATGCCGGTATGGGCTGGATGCTCATCAAGAAGGATGTCGTTGAGAGCATCAAGTATCCGTGGTTCTGGTCGGGCCTCCAAACTATAGGGATGTCCGATGGGACCGAAGGTCCCTCTATGGTCGACATGAACAGTGAGGATGTCGCGTTCTGTAAGGCGCTCAAGGCGGCTGGACACCCCGTGTATCTGGACACGAAGCTGCGTGTGGGTCATCAGAAGCTGTTGATTATCTAAGTCTGGCACTGACTCTTGCAGTAAGACTGGCCACCCGGGAAACTTCCTACCCACTCGGCTCCTTTATAAAGGGTACAAGAATTGCCTATTCTATCGAAATGGGTACACTCAGGTTTGCTATCACACGTTGATTTACAAATATCAATAGTACCAGTTGATTTACCTATCATTTTACTAGTTCTAGCAGGGTCGGCAAGATATGCGATTGCGTTTTGTTTGACATTATAGGCCGCTGGAGGGGGTGGTGCAACGACGGCTGGAGGTGGAGGGGGTGGTGCAACGACGGCTGGAGGTGGAGGAGGTGGAGTGACGGTTGGACGAGGAGGGGGTGGCGCAACGACGGCTGGAGGTGGAGGAGGTGGAGTGACGGCTGGAGGTGTGACTGCGGCTGGAGGAGGGGGGACGGTGGCTGGAAGCGCCGCCGCCTCTGGCTTGGACCGAGTCGCCATGACAACACCAACAACGATACCGATGATGACCAAGATCACTATAACAATCACAGCAACGGGTGGTCCGCCCTTGGGTGCCGGTGGGGCGGGAGCGGCACCGCCATTGAGGGAATTTAAATTCAGATTCATTTATAATTTAAACTCGGAAATTAATTCATCTAAATTTCTGTAGTACCGTGCGAGATCCTTTTTGAATCGCGCATCCTGCTTGGCCTTGGTCTTTACCAAATAAGCAAGATTCGCCTTTGAGTACTTTGTCCGCGCCTGATTCTCAGTGGGTTTACGTGGTGAAACCTTCTTGACCTTTACAGGTTTCTCCGGGGTTTCTACAGGTCTCTTGTCGATAAAGCTCAACGATTGCATCACGGTGTCCGCGAGGTCATCCTTCTTTTTGTGCGCGTCGAAGAACGGCACGAGCTCCTTGTTCGGCCCTTCACCCGCGATGAACTTTCGGGCGCGTTCTATCGAAGTCTTTTTCCGTTGCGCGTACCGAGCCTTTCCAGCACCCGCCACGTCCGGAATCTTGTGTCGCGCGTCCCAGATGACCACGGGCCGCGCGGGGTCCTTGACCAAAAAGTACGTGTGTAGAAGGTTCTCGACCGCCTTCATGCTCCGGTTCCTATCAGGTTGCTTTTCTATGATGACGGTTGTCGCTCCCAGCACCCACGGCTTTTCGTTGAGGTGCCGGACCAGACACGGGAATATACCGTCGGCGTGATTCGGAGGAACGCCAGACACGTCCCACTCGTGAATCTTTTTAGTCAAAGGATCAATCAAACACATTGCTAAATTTTTGATACCACAATCAATTGATAGAAGCATCTAATATTAAAGATTATTAGGTTTTTAAGTCCTATGAAGACATCTATTTGCTCGCAGAAAAAGGCTGTCGCAGAATCTAGAGTCGCCAACGTCAAGGTTCGCGAGCCGCCGCCGACGACGCCGCCCGAGCAGGACCTGACCGGCCTCGTGTGTTGGTGGTGCGTTCACGGCCTTCCGCAGCGTCCATGCATCCATTTGCCAGTCAAATACGACGAGAAGCTCAACAGGTTCACGACCATTGGAAACTTTTGCTCGTGGCAGTGCGCCAAGGCTTATGCGCTCGACACAATCTCCGCCAAGTCGGGGGAGGTTCAATCGTTTTTGGCCATGATGAGGCTCAGAGCGTTTGGGAAGTACGTGCCTCTGTGGCCGGCTCCAAAACGTCAGTTCCTAAAATGCTTCGGAGGGACTATGAGTATAGAAGAGTTTAGGGCGTTCGGGGGTCTCGTGGAACCTCCTCAACTCTATTTTCCTATTGAAAAACAGACAAATCCAGTTTTCACGGATACGAGAAGTGAATTGATAGTTCGCGGGCCAGTGGCGCAATCGGCCGCACAGGATTCCACACGGCTGAAGGCTATAGAAAACTCCACGAGTCAGTCAGACACTCTGAAACTCAGGAGGATGAAACCTCTGGCCAGAGCGGCGAGCAAGTTGGAGAGTACTTTGGGAATCACGCGCAAGAGTTCTCAAAGAGGGGACGGGGACGGGGCGGGCGCCTCCATGAGAGCCACGTCGGCCACAGACGGCTCCTGAACTGGGGCGGGCGCTGGAGCGGGGCTCGGGCCTTCAGCTTCACCCTTGAACCCAGATGGCGCGAGGCCGACCGCCTCCATAGCCGAATCAATCTCTGAAATCGGCAGACCCACGACGGGCGCCTGGACATAGTATGACACGCGTGGCCGGTGACCGATAAAGAACAGAAGGGTCCATGCAATCACGAGACCTAGCAAAACAGAAAGCCAGTGCATTATTAATATTACAAATTATAAAAATCCCAACTTTACCCGTTGTTTGGCCGTGGCTCTGGAGGCTGGTACGTTTTCATCCGTGCTCCTGAACCATTCCTCACCTACATGGGCTCTCCATTGAATAGACAGCCTGTCCATCGCCTTGCGGCAAATCACACACGGAAGGGACGTGCCGTAACCTCCATCGACCCTGACGCGAGTGACCACAAAGTCTCCATATTTGCGATGAATCCATGATGAAAATTTAGAAGGTCCGACTCCTTGGCGCGACGCTTGAAGTTGAAGACTGCGTATCATTTTTCGCTCTGCGCAACAGTGACAATCATTCTCAATTGAAGGCCCATACGGGACACCGACTGGTCCCACACACGATCATAGGATGAGTATACATTGTATTAAACACGACGCGCTTTTTTAAGTTAGGATGCCGTCGTGCTACGACTGTGTTTTTCATAGTCCTCACAATAACATTTGTACCGTGTACTTGACGTCGCCTTGGACCGCCCGGCGTTATCCTCATTTGTGTGGCGCGCCGGCAAAGGCGTTTCGCCAGATTCTGTGGGTGCCACGTCAGATCCCAAAAAAAGATGAGATGTACAAGCCAGATACGGGACACGTGAATGACTCTTAAACCAAAACAATGGAACACGCCCTCCGTGAATACGCCCGGACCGGCTTTACCCGTGCGCTGGGTGCTGGGGCGGCTGCGCGAAACTGCGAACGCTCAGTATACAACTGGGCAGTCCAAGAGACGCGCGGCGTACAAGACGACCCATCATGGGAAAAC